CAATAGCATTATTAGTTTCTTCTTCCCCTGATATAATTTCTTCTATAGGAGTTGGTTCTTGTGAAGGTTCTAAAATTATTTCTTCTTCCTCTTGCACTTCTTCTTGCTCTTCTACTACTGGTTCGTCAGTTGGTGTCACAACAGGTGTTGGATCTGGACCTGGATCAACTGGCTCAGGATTTTGAGTTTGAGTCGGAGTAGGTTCTGGAGTAGGCTCTACTGTTTCTGTAGGCGTAGGAGTAGGTGTGGGGGTTTCTGAAGGTGTTTCTGTAGGTGTTGGTGTAGGGGTTGGTGTAGGTGTAGGAGTTTCTGTAGGACTAGGTGTTGGGCTAGGTGCAGGTGGCTCTGTAATAGTTTGAACACTTAATGGAAAAACTTCACCGTTCTGAACATATCTTGCACCATATCTTGCACCTGCTGGTGCATTAGAACTTACTTGATAAGTTGGAGTCCAAGTATAATTAACTGGATTTACTTCTGCTAACATTCTAATATAAACAGGTTCTCCAGTTGTTTGCCCCCATAACATTACTTTCCAATCAACACATATAGATGTTGCAGTTGATCCATATCTAACATATAAATCATTTCCATAACCCCATCCAGGACTCCACATTCCAGTAGTTTCTTGATTTGGAAATGCATGGTAATCATAAGAACCAATTGATATAGATGGTGTTGGAGGATATGTCCAAAATGTATAATCTCCTGCACCAAAAGTTACTGTTCCTTTTGGACTTACATAAATATTGTTTGTATAAACTGTTCCACCCCATTCAAGAGGTGTATTTAAATTCATTAAAAACGCTTGATCGCCACCGTTTACTTGATAAGTATCACAAGGTGCTACGTTTGCATTTGTTTGAGGTATAAAAGAAAAGAATAATGCCAATAACAAGGGTGTTAAAAGCATTATTCTAATTTTAAGACGTTTTTTGTTAACCTTTCTCACTCCAAGGCAATATATGCCTACTTACATTATACTTTATTAATTAAAGTTATAGTGTATTATGAGTTAAGAATTGCTGTTGGATCTATATCTTTTCCTGCTGACCAACGAATGTTGTCACGCATTTCAAAATGTAAGTGTGGTCCAGAAGAGTTTCCTGTATTTCCACTTAGTCCAATTGCTTGTCCTTTAACAACCTTATCACCAGGTTTTACATTTAGTTTTGATAGATGTGCATAGATTACCCATCCACCTTCAACTTTTTGCACTGCCTGAATGCCATAAGATTTTCCCCAGTTTGCTGGTTCAATTTTTCCATCTGCAACTGCGATAATCTCTGTTCCAACTTTGCACGCATAGTCGACACCAGTATGATAACCTTTTGACCACATCTTGCCTAGTTTTTTATAAGGTGTTGTAATTTTTCCATCTTTAATTGGTGATGCCATTATAATATCATTCCTTTGAATTGTCTTATTTCGGAAACAATGTCTGATGATCCATTATGATAAACCATACACGAAATAGGTGTGCTTGGATTTGCATTAAAGAACCATGAGAGTGTGAACTGCACAGACTCTACGCCTGTTGGAACGGCGTAAGTGTTTGTTCCAGTAGTATCATTCTTTCCTTTGTAGTCTCTTGAGAAATTCATCTTTACATATGTTGGTCTACCAGTTTTAGGCAGGGTCAAATGTAATTGTGCTTCCCAAAAACACTTACCTTCTTCTGTTGGAACTATAGCATCTTTCTTTTCAAATAACATAGGTGTCCAAACCTTTGGTTTAAAAGATTGCTTATTCTTATCGTCTTTCCATTGTATATACATTCCCATTTATTGTCTCCTAATAAATAAAATAGAGGGGAAGATTTCTCCACCCCTCTAATTATTATACTAGCCTTTATCCCCAGACGGTTGCTGCACCTGCTGGAACAGATACTGTTGCCCCTGTTGGATTGGCAGTTTTCTTTGTTAAATAAACGCCTAGATCAGTTGCATCAATTTCATATGCATGACCATTTGATCCATCGTTTTTCTTAAATTCACGATATTTTAGTTTACCTTGAACAATAACCTTGTCACCCTTTTTTAAGGTTGATGCAGCATATTCTCCAAGTGTTTTCCAAACAGCGACATCATAAAAATTAGTGTCTCCGTCTTTCCACCCACCATTGCCATCAGACATTCTGTCTGTGCATGCGATACGTAGTTTTGTTAAGGCACCCTTTTCAAAAGTTTTTACTTCTGGATCCTTAACTAGATTTCCAACTGCTGTTATTACTTGTGGCATTATTTTCTCCTTCTTCTCTGTGCTCTATCTTCTGGTGTTTCTAAGTCTAGTACTGGGTCAATTGCCACAACCGCTCCTAGACTTTCAAGTGCCTTCTTTACATTCATCATGTATTGAACACACTTAAATCTTTCTGCTTCTGAATAATGTCTCCACTGACTTTCATAAAATCTTATTGTAATAAAGTTATCATAATCAACTATTGCTGCTCTGAAATCTTTTGGCACAGGAATAGATTTAAATGCTTTTTGCATTTGCTCTGTATACATCATTTAGATTTATCCAATGTTATTCCAGACCATACTTTAAACCATGTATCGTTATCTTTGTGTTTATTAAATTCTTTAGATATTTTTCCATTTTCAAAATAGACCCCACCCCATACGCCCCATTCTTGATTGCTTACAGCATATGCTAAGCATTGTCTTTGTGCTGGACATTGAGAGCACAAAGTATCTACACCCTCTGCCACTATAGAATCTTCTTCATATTTTTCAAAAAATAAGTTTGTATCCATATTGATACATGATCGATCTTCACTAAACTTGTACATGTGTTAGGAACCTATCTGGAATATTCCACACACCATACTCAGACATGTTATATACATATTGAGTTTTCCACTTGTTATCTTTAAATACACCATTTTTTGTATAGTATCCATCATCGTCAGTTAATACTAACACAGACCAATTATCCCAAGACATATTTGGGTTAGACTCTACAATTTTTTCCATTTCTTGAATACTGTTAATCCTCATCATCTTCTCCATCTTGTCCTACTTGTGTAAACATTGCTACTATACCAACTATTATATTAAAAATACCCATTAATATAAATCCTAGTTGATCAGTATAGTATCCATACAATACATATATTACTTGCACAGATACCCACAATAATATTGTTAATAATATAGTTCTTATAAAGGTTTTAGAAAATAAAAGAATTACTGAAAGTAAAGACAGTGCATTGACCATAAATATTATTAATGACCAAATATTAGTATCTAAAGATTCCAACCTCTACCCCTTCTATTTGTTGTGCGGCCTTGCACATTCTTGAAGTAGGATCATTTGGCAAACTAAAATAAGCAAAGTAATTAACACTTGCTAAGTTTTCAGCAACCCAACTATGCGTTACTTTATAAAAAGATATTTTAAATCCTTTTAACTTTAAAAAATGTTCTGATGAGTTACAAAATGCAGCAGTAAAACTATTAATTTTATGTGGACCAAGTGACCATACTTGTATCTCCGAGTCAACTGTGGGATTTGACAAAGCAACCCCCATTGCTCTCATAAAAATTTCATAGTCAGAGAAACCCTTTGTTCCCTCAACTGCAATAATCATTTATATCTCTACTCTTTTCATAGTATTGTTATTAATCTTTCCATCAATAACATCTGCATAATATATCTTATTATCATACACCCATTGGGCTTTGTTGTCAATAACCTTTATATCAATAATTTCTGGATCTTTTTTTGATAGTTTGCTTATTTTATATCCTGTATACAATATAGAGCATGCAAAAAACACTGTCGTGTAAATCAATTCAAAATATGTCATTTATTTTAAACTATCTATGATTTTTAAAAGAGACTTCATCTCTTTTTCTGATAGGGAGAATACATCAATGGCTTTAGCGTTTTTTATATCTATAGTTCCATCTGATCTTACCACTGATTCGTAAACATTATTGTTTTTTACCCAATAGGCCTTGTCATTTACTATCGCAAAGTTTGTTCTTATTTTTGACAAGTACTCTTGTAATTGTCCATCATATTGATTAATTGCTGGACTTTGTGGAATTTTCATCATTTCGTCTACTGTCTGCAATTGACTGAATTTCTGAAATTCTTTTTTCAGTAGTTGCCTTATAAAGTAAATATTCATACTCAAGTTGACTGCACTTATTCCTGTAATAATTAAGCATAACTTGTAAAGTATCTGTAGGTATTGTATTTTCATTCATTACAACTCCGTTTCTTTATAATAATTTTACACTAGTTAGGGTTAGTTGTCAAGGGTTTTTTTAAAAGCAAATGCAGATGATTCCCACACTGCATCATTTGATTTTTTAGATCTTACGTTCATAATTGCGTTTCGCTTAGACTTGGCCCAAGCATATCCAGAGTCGCCACCCCAAAGAAGCCAAGCAATTTTTCCATTTGATGGTCTTTCTGAGTTATTCCAATCTTTTCCTTGCTTATCTACTTCGTGACGTGAAAAGAAGGAGTACATTCTTAAAACGGTTCCAGGACTTAATTCTTTTCTATTTGCCAAGTCTCTTGCACGAGCAACACCAACTGCTGTTCCACCTCTACCAAACTTTCTTCTTAACTCTAATCCTCTACGAGCATTTGATGCCATAGATTCTGTTGGTCTTAAATCTAAATCTTCTAAACTTCTTTTTTCTAAATCTGCCTTGTCCATTGAATGATCCATCATATCTTCTTCAGTTCCAATTAGCATTGCGTCTGATGATTTAAATGCTGTAAATAAATCAGTTCCTTGCCAACTACCATTTGACTCTTCATATATTCTTATTAATATTGCTGGATCTTCTGGTGTTGACATAATTTCAAATTCTGATCCAATTGCAAGACCTCCATCTCTCATCACATGTTCAATTTTTCCATGTGCCATTCCCTTAGAGTATGGACCCATCACAAACATTCCTTCTTGCATTTCGTGTTCTGCTTTAATTAAATCTGGACAGCATTCTTCTAATTCTTCTGATTTTTTAACTGGTACACAATTAGGAACCATTCTTCCATTCTTACCTGGCTTCATGCCACGTTGAACGTATCCATCCCAACATGGTGATTTTTTATCCATGTCATCTTCCATATGGTCTGGACAGTTTTTTGGATCAGTGCACTCTTCCATTGAATGAGGTTTTTTATTTGGAGTATCTTCATTTGTGATAGCACCATCATGTGATTTTTTAGATTGTGCTTCAGCAGCATATAACGCTCTTTGTTGTTCTACGGCTTTTTTACGTGATGGGTGACAGCCTTTAGTGCCTCCTGGGCCGACTACTGCATAACCCTTGCAACCACCATAGTTTCTTTTGATATCGTAAGGCATGTCTAAATTATATCACCATTGTGGTGATTGATCATATTTTCTAAAAACATTCTTTCTTCCTCTTTCAAAGTATCAAGTATAGATGGATAGTCTATATCTTCTTTTAGCATTACTAGAGGACCATCTTCTTCAAACATTATTTCTACATACCCCTGATTCCACAGATCAAAGGCTATTTGATTTATGAATTTCATATGCTCTTCAAAAAACTCTGGGATTAATTCTTTCATTTTAGGAGTTATACAGTATGTAAAAGAGTCAGTTACTTTATCATACCCCGCAATTTCTAGAGCACCAATTTCAACCATTAGGTTTATAAAGGCCATTACTCTTTCTTCTTCTTCTGGCGTATATTCGTCTGGGCTCATATTAATCTGAAGCCTCCGTCCCATCCACCGATCTTTCCTCTAATCTTTTCTTTTTCAAAACCAAAATCATCGTCTTCTACGGAGTCTGAGTCTACCCCACCCCTAGACCAAGTGTGTATGTCTACTTCTTTTACTCTATCTTTTTGTGATCTGCTAATTGCGTTATAAACTGATCCACACATTGCGTCAGCCAAGTCTTTAGACTTTTTTCTAGGATGATCAACTCTATTATTGTTCATTATTCTTAATTCTAAAAGTTCTTCAAGAAGGATGTCTATATGAGGTGCCTCAACCCTTTCTTCATAAATTAACATAGCCAAATCTTCATAGTGTTTTTTAGCAACTGACAAGGTTTCTGTTTTAATTCCTACTTGTTTTAATTCGTTTTGTATATCAAAAGATTGCCATCTATCAAAAGTAACTAAGCCTAAGTTAAATCCAGATCTTCTTAAATCTATAATCCAATTTTTAACTTCGCTTAAATCTACTGGACCCTCACGCTTTGGTTCCCACCAAGCAATAGTGTCTACAACCACTAACGGCATTACTTGCTCATAATTATTAAAGGACTGAACACTTACCCATTTTTCAACATGTGCAATTGATACTGCACACTTGTCATGTTTTTGTGCCAAGTCAGCATGAACAAAATATTCTACGTCTTCTTTGGGTTTGAAGTTTAAGTCAAATCTTCTACTGTTATCAATTGGGTTGTGTCTTGATAGTGCCTTTTCAACTTTTGACCTATCTTTAAAAAATGCATCTGATGACACTGTTGGCATACAAGCAAAACGCATAAGAGCATCTGATTGATCTGTAAAAAATGCAATTTTAAAATCTTCAATAGTTCTGGTTGGGTTCATTTCCCAAGTTGGTCTACGTAATGCAAATACTCCAGGGTATTTATAACTAATTATATTGTCTTCTTCCCATTCAATAACAAACTTATTAGTTGGATCTTCTTCAGATAATGCTGGATTTATAATAAACTCATGACTTCTAATTCCTGTTTCTTTTTCTGCTACCACATCTTCATATCTTTGTGATATAAAGTCTCCTTTGTACCTTGGAAAAGAAAGAAGAATTACTTTGCCAAAATCTGGAAAACGAGAATCTACAGATCCTCTAAATGCTTTGTATAAATTATCTGCTGTTTTTCCTTGATCGTTTCCTCCAGCAGTTTCCATAGCAAATCCAGATATTTCATCAAGAACTGCCAGCATCAGGTTTAAGCCTTCTGCTGACTCACGTTCTGAATGTCCTGAGTACACAGTGATTGCTTTACTAAATTCAATACTATCAACTTTTGGATCAGAATATTTACCAGCAAACCATGGGGAGCCTTCTATTTTAGATTTAAAACCTTTAAAGAATACGTTCTTTGCTTGCTGTGCGTTTACTGCAACGTTAATAAGATCTATCGCATCGTTCGATGGTTTCCCAAAATACCTTGATGGATCTTTGAGGCAAAGAAGTTTATAGACAATATAAGCACAGCCAATGGTAGAAGTGTGGTCTTTACCACTACCCTTTCCACACATAAGAATAACTTCAGACTTGGTATACTTTTTGTAATGTTCATTTCCATCTTCTTTTCCTAACCACCTTTCAACATCTTCTTTTTTATAAATCTGACTCATGCATTCTACAAGTGTATATTGATATTCAGATAACTCTGGTTGATTTAAATAATCTTTTCCAGTTACAAAAGTTTTAACATCGACTGGCATTTCTTCAAAAGGGCTTTCATCTAGTGCTTCAATAAAATCACTAAAATCAATCGTTGTCAATTACAACCACCTCGGTTTGAATTTCAGAAAGTCTACGCATAATTTCTTCACGAACTTCTGGATGTTTAGAAGCAACCTCTTTTAATATTTTCATTAAAACATCTTGCTTTCTTTCCATTTCAATAATTTGTTCTGCTATTTCTTTATTGTCTAACAATCCTGCTTTCTGTAACATCTCAAGTCTTTTGCTTTCAATATCTGCTATCAGTTTGATAGCCTGTGTTTTTGCACCAAGATTTGTATTTATATCTGCAACATCAATAACTTCATATGCTTTCTTAATTAAAGAAGAATAGTGTTGATCTGCTCCAGCAAGGGCTTCCTTTGCACGAGCATGTATGGCTTGATTATTAGAAGCCATTGCTCTCCAGTCATTTAAAAGAGTCATCACCTTTGGTCTTGGGATATCTAATTGTCTAGATATCTCTGAAGCATCTAGGCCTTTAAGATATTCTGTGGCAACACTGTTGACTAGGTCAAGGTGTTTTACTAAATCATTGTCGCTCATCTAATGTCCTTAATAATACAAGGTATCCAATAAGGTCAAGTATGGTGTCTTCAGAAGCATACTCTTTACCTTTATGTATTCTATTAAGTTTATCATCAATACGAATAAATATTTGTTCTTTTGGGGTAGATTTACTAAATATGTTGATTGGATGACTATATGAACTACCATAAGATTGATTCTTTTTAATCAGTAGTTCTGCTATATCCAGGCATTCATCTAGAATCTTTCTACCCGCAGGTGCTTGAGTAGATATATCACGAATAAACTTCATTCTATCTTCAAGGATCTTATCGAGATCTACCCTAGGATACTCAGCCATTTCCCATTCCTTTCTTATACCCATCTGTAAATTTTGAAAATATATTCATGTGGTGAACAGCATCAATATATCTATCATCTTCTGTTTCTTCTCTAACCTCTAAATTAAATTTTTCTCTTTTAAACGGAATATACCATACAAGTGGGTCTCCCCTTTTAATAACTACTTTTGGTTTTTTTGTATGCAAAACAATTTGTGGATTAACAATATGATGGCTATCTGTATTAATTATTCCTGGCACTATAGAATAGTCTTCGTTGTAATGAAAAAATAATGGCATTTGATATACAGAATATCCTTTAGGAGTTTTAATTCTCCAAGGCATATGTGCTTTGATTATTACGTCTACGGTATCTCTATAATGCTTTGGAACATAGTCTAAAAATTGTTTGTGAGTATGAAAACTTAATTTAAATTGTTCTGAAGGAAGTGTGAAACCTGGATTGTCTCCACCATTTAAAATCATATCGCACCATGCTGGGATGATGTATCCTTGAGAAAACATATCTGGAAAAGATGGACAAACTTTGACTGTTCTTAAAACCCCTGGATCATTTACATAAGGAGCGTTCTTCCACCACTCTGGAATAAACTTAGATGCTGGTTGAGGCTTGCATTCTTCAATTCCAGCAAGTCCTTCTATTGCTGTCCAAATTTCTATTAATGATTTGTCTTTTTTAAACATTATTTTCTCTTTAACTTTTTAAGTTTAAACTTTGCCATATAAACATAAATGGTTTCGACACTGCATGAACATTCTTTTGCAATGTCTTCTGGACTTTTCTTATCAATTAAAACTCTCTTTCTAAGCCATGCCTCATTTGTGTATAACTTCATTTTATCATTACCCCTTGCCCTTGTCAAGATTATGTGGTTGATCAACAAGTTTATGCCAATTTTCTGAAGCATACCAGCCTATCGCTATAGAGTCAGCCACATCATCATCATCAACATTTAAATCAAACTGTATATTAACTTTATTTATAGTTCTTGCTTTTCTCATTTCTCTTTCTTTGGTTTTGTAAAATGAATAAGATTTTTCTTCTCCGTATAGATCTTTGATTGCCTGCTTTTCTTCTTTTTTAAGTCTTCCATTTCCAATCCATGATTGCCATGACACTGGTGAACATGAAACAATTGGTGCTTTATTATACATTTGACTTGCCCCCAATATTGCTCCTTGAACAAGAGAAAGTGTGATTGCTGTATTTTGAGAATTAGTATATATTGCAGACTCTATTACAATTGCATCAATTTTATAGTCTTTAAGAAATGCTGATATTTTTTTAGTAGCATCCCCAGTTCTTTCGTATACGTGGTTTCCGTGAAAATTAACTTTTCCATATTTAATTAATTTTCTTTCTGAAAATAAAGAAAAGGCCATTGAGTTAGTTGATGCATCAATAGCAAGAATTGTCGTAGGGTTACCTATGTACCTTAATTTAGTTTTGCTCATAATCAAAAAATTCCTTTATCTCTTTCAAGGTTTTGTCAACCTTTTTGTTGTTAACAAGGCAGTTGTCACAAAAAGCATTTTCATTATATATGCTAAGAATTTGTCCACAATCACCAGCACATCTTCTATCTTTTCCAATTCTTTCTTTTGCCTTGTTTTGTTTATATCTTCTAGCAATATTTTCTTTTGTTGCTAAAGATCTGCACTCAGGGCTGCAGTAAATTTGGTTTTTGCTTTTTGTTTCAAAAGAGTTATCACACCACTGACAGTGTTTTAGTGTCATTCAAAATCTTTCCTCTTTTCGATTTTGATTACACCCTTTTCTCTAGAGTCGCAAACCTTTTCCACAGGACATGCTGCACACATCTTAGTTCCTTGTCTAGAAACTCTTTCTGGCAATTGTTTATCGTCAAATGCTTTTTTAACTTTACGCATCCAATCAAACATTTTATTTACTTCATCAACATCTTCTTGAGTTGGAACAACTGGAATTGTTAATATCTCATGAGTATTTTTGTTTTCATAAACTAATGCACCAATGGAATAATTTAAAATTTTCATATAAATTAATAACTGCATACGATTACTATCGCTTGCAGAGTTGGTTTGCTTTCTATACTCAAATGCTCTTTCATTTGTAGTTTTAATTTCTATTAAAACATCTTGCTCGTCTATACTAAAAAGTCCATCGCAGTAACCAAAGATTGGTGGATCATTATAACTTACTTCATTTTCAAACCACTTTACAATGCCAGTTTTTTCTAACGCTAAGCCAATTCTTTTGTGGCCATCTATTCCAGATAGCATGTTTGCTATTCCTGGACCATCATTTTTAATTTCAGTTTCATTTCCTTCAAACGCTAAATACCAATATCTAGGACAAGTTCCTTCGTTCCATACTAATTTAGATGGAGCAAAAGATCTTTTCTTTTGAAAAGATGGTTTTTCTAGAGCATTTAACATATATCCATTGTTGATTGCATCTGTAATCTTTTTTAAATCTACAGTTCCTGTGTCTACCTTTTTAATTATTTTTTGTAATAATGTTTTAGCCATTAGAAATTCCTCACGCTGTATTTAAGGGCATCGACTAGTTTATCGGTTGCTTCTCTTATTGCATAGTACATATTCTTTTTAGATCTATCATCTTTTTTAACATGAGAGTACCATGCTGCTAGCATAGCAAACTTTGCTGATTGTGCTTGTAGTTGAGTTATTAATAGTGTTGCTTTTGCTGCAGGCACATCTGGGTTTGCAATCAGTTTAGCAACAATAGTAAGAGTCTTCGTAAACTCTTCATCTTGCATGTATTCAGACATCTCATTAAAAGATGTTAACTTATTTAATAACTCTACTGTATTTTCCATTACTCTTTTTCTCTTAACTGTTCAAATACTTCCCACTCAATTATAGCAAGTCTTACCTTTTTATGCTCAGATCCAAGCACTACCATTAAAGCAGGGTTCTTTTTTCTATCTACCTTCATTGTGTCAGACACTATTTTAGCCCAAGAGTCTTGACTGACGGAATAGGATTTAGAATATTCTTTGACATCTACTACGAAGTCATCCAATGATCCGTCAGCCTTGACTGGTCCCCTACCTGAATTACGATGTTGTTTTGCACCAATACGCTTTAGTTCTCCACGTTCGCTCATCAGTATCCTTTCTGTGGAAATGTCACTTTAGATATATGTTTTTTAGTACACATCCAAGTAAGATCTCCTTTTTCTGCATACATTCTTGCTTTTGGAACTATTTCTTTACACGTATGACAAACAAATTTGCCAGGGTATACAGTATAGTTAGGCGTTGATTGTTGATTCAAGTTCTTTTAATTTCTCTGGATTTTCTTTTAGGTATTCAATTACTTTTGCTCTACCTTGTAATCTTTCACCAAGAACTGTATACCAAGCACCACCCTTTTCAATAGTGCCTAGTAGTTCTGCAGTGTCTACAAGATCTGCCACTTTGTCTACCCCAATGGTATCTCCATCAAAATAGAAGTCGTATTCTCCAGCAAGGAATCCTGGACCAGTTTTATTAAAGTCAATATGCCAATTTACTTTTCTACCTATCTTACCCTCAATAAGTTTGTCTCCTACTGCAATTTTAGATTTTAAAGCATTGTTATCAGAATCGCTTGACCATAGTTTAACGACAGTGCTAGAGAAAAACTTTACTGCCAGGCCACCTGTTGGCATATGAGATGCATACATAGCACCAATATTATTTCTTAATTGTGATATCAATACTAACAGTGTTTGACCATCTTGGTTGTTTGCATAGTTAAGCATCTTTACTGCGTTAGTCATATCCTTGGCTTCTGCACCTATTTGCTTGGTATTTTCTAAAGCCTTTAATTCATCAGAATCTTTTTCAAAATAAATAGCAGGTAATAAGGCAGATATAGAGTCTACAATGATGATGTCTATTTTTGCTTTCATTAATTGAGTAGCAACATCTACCATGTCATTAATAGTCTTGGCAGCAGAGTATACTAATTTATCTGTGTCTACCCCAAGTTTTTTAGCCCACTCAGGATCAAATGATTGTTCTGCATCTATCCAAGCACATAGTTTGCCTTCCTTTTGTGCTTCACCAATCATCTGTAGGCAAAATGATGACTTGCCAGCAGACTTATTGCCCCAAATCATTACTTGTCTTCCATATGCAAACCCACCTTTAAGTGCATTGTTAAGGCTAATGCTTGGTGTTTTTTGTTTGTGTACTTCTACATCTGTTGCATTGCTTAATCTTTTTCTTAAACTAGGATCTAGTTGTGATAAAAATTCTTCTATTTGTATTGACATTATTTAGTTACCCCATTTAATATTAAAGAGCCATCTTCTGATTTGCCAAATGTTATTTTAACGGCAGATCCTGGCTCACACTTCATATATCCCTCAGAAAATTGTCTAGGGAAAACTATTACTGGCTTCATATCTCTATTGCTATCTACAACAACCATGCTTGCCATCTTCTTTCCAGCCTTAGTTACTCTTGGCTTAAATGATAGCACATAATGCTCTTCTCCGCCATATGGTAAAGATTTATAGTTTAAAAATTTAATCAAACTATTTGTAGTAAAGTTTTTAATTTCATCTATAATTATCGCTTCCATAATTCTATTTGATCCAATTAAAAATATGTATGTCTTACCTTGTTCTATTTTAGTTTCTTCATCATCAAATGCCCCCACCATTCCTGTTGCATCCATGATTTCAACACGTGACCAACCTTTTCCACGTTTAATATTTTTTACAACACCCATTAAAATAAACGCACCCTGTTCATCATAGTCTTCTATGTTGTCAATGTATGCATAATAGTGAGGCGGAACACTTGTGGTAAATTCTGGTAGATTTAAATATTCATAAAGGTTTTCTTTAACTACAGTTTCTTTTCTAGGGTTATCTGGAAATGTTAGTGCTCCAACTGCATTAAGTGCTTGAACGGCTCTAATATTGATCCCACTGCCCTTTTTAGAGGCTAATGCTGAGAACTCTGCGTAAGAGTTGTATGGTCTATATGCCATAATTTTTGAAGAAACTCCATCTGATATCCATTTAATTGAAGATAGACCTACACGTATACCTTTGCCTTCAATTGAAAAGTCTGAGTCAGATTCATTAACGTGTGGAAGTTTAACAGAAATTCCCATACGTTTTGCTTCAATTAAATATTCTGTTCTTGCATCTTTGTCTTGTTCGTTCTTTAATAAGCAATACATAAATTCAATAGGATAGTAATATTTTAACCATGCTGTCCAGTATGAAAGCATCGAGTATGCAACAGCATGAGACTTATTAAATGAGTACCCTGCATGTGCTTCAAAGTCTTGCCACAAACCTTCTGCAGCAAAAGGTGTAATATGTTTTTGAGCACCTATAATAAATCTGTCTTTAAACTGATCAAATTCTTTTGCATCTTTCTTTTTACCAATAATCTTTCTAACTTTATCTGCCTCTGACATACTCATTCCACCAAGATGAACGCAGGCTTGCATTACTTGTTCTTGATATAAAATACATCCATAAGTATCTTTTGTAAATTCTTGCATAATTGGATGAATATATTCAATCATAGTCTTACCATGTTTTCTAGACAGATATGACTTACCAATAGTGTTCATAGCACCTGGTCTTACAAGAGCATTGGAAGCAGCCAATTCATTTAGATTAGATACCCCCATCTTAACAAGTAGGTTAGTATAAGGAGTTGCTTCACACTGAAATACACCTTTTGTTTTTCCATCTGAAAGCATTTCATAAACACTTTTATCATCTAGAGGAATGTCTTTTAAAACTACATCTATCTTGTGTCTTTCTTTTATAGTTCTAATTGTTTCATCAATTACAGTTAAAGTTTTTAGTCCAAGAACGTCTAACTTAATTAGCCCTATGTTTGCTGCTTCGTCCATGTCTACTGCAACTACTGGAATCCTATCTTTGGTTCCTGGTGCAACTCTGGTTTCCATTGGAGCATATTTAAAAATAGGTTCTTTTGCTGTAACAACTCCAGCAGCGTGAATACCTGTTCCTCTGATTCGACCACGCATTTGTTCTCCATACTTTACTACTTCTGGATACTTCAATCTAAACCATTGTGCTGTCTTACTTGTTGTAAAATCATCCCAGTCATCTACATTTTTTAATACTTTATTTACGTCAGCCAGTGGAACGTTAAACGCTCTAGACACATCTCTTACTATTCCTTTTCCTTTAAACTCTAAGAATGTAGCAATAGATGCAACGTTTTCATATTCTTTTTCTAAATACGTCTTTACTTCATCACGCCTTGAGTCTGCAATATCGGAGTCGATATCTGGAAAGTCGTTTCTTTCTGGGTTAACAAATCTAAAAAACAAAAGTCCATATTCAATTGGATCAACGTCTGTAATGCCTAATGTATAGCAAACTAACGATCCTGCTGCTGATCCACGTCCTGGACCAACTAGAATTCCTTGTTCTTTAGCCCAGTTAAGCATATTGCTTACAATCAAAAAATATGGTGCAAAATTCTTTTGCTTAATAATCTCTAGTTCTTCTAATGCTCTATTAACATATTCAGGCAAATGATTTAGTTCTCTGTCTATTAATCCTTTAGTAACCAAGTCTTCTAATGTTTTTTGTGGATCATCAACTTTAGTAGGAAGTAAGTCTAGTTCAGATTTGATATCATAATCTTCTACTTTATCTGCTATTTCTAATGAGTTAGTATAGATATCTTCTCTTTGTATACCCTGCATATTCATAGCCTGCTTCATCTCTTCATATGAAAGCAAGTGAATATCAAAAGATCTAAAAGACATAGATCTATCTGCACCATACAAATAGTCAAGACGTTTCATTATGTCATCTATCTTTGCAGACTTATCGTATGAGGAATCCTTTTGTAGTTTTGCATGGGTATTAAGCAGTAGCATAATTTCTTGAACTACCTTTTGATCTACAGTAGAGTGGTGACAATCTGGAGTAACAACAGATTTTATGTCCAGTGAATCTGCAAACTCTAATAGTTCTTTATTAAGTTCCTTAGAATTATGAGGCATTACCTCTACATAAAAATCATCATTAAAGGTATTTTTAAACCAAGTTAGTAGCCTTTTTGCTTCTGCGTATTCTTTAAACTCTAAGGCTTTGGCAATTAATCCTGACATACATGCTGACAAGACAATAAGTCCATCTTTATACTTTTCTAATACTTCAAAATCTATTCTAGGCTTTTTGTAAAAACCTTCTGTCCATGCTATTTCATTTAATCTATTTAAGTTTTCTAGTCCTTGTTGGTTTTTTGCAAGAATAACAATATGATTATATGTTAAATCTAAAGGACCATTTCTTTCTGCTTTGTCTCTTCTATCAAATCTATCATGAGTAATATAACCTTCTATACCAAGAATTGGTTTTATACCCTCGGCTTTTGCTGCACGATACATTGGACGATGTCCAGATAGTGCACCATGATCAGTAATGGCTATAGCAGGCATGCCGTTTTGTTTTGCACGTTTGCAATACTCTTCTGGAGTTGCAACACCATCCATTAAAGAATAGTGTGTATGAACGTGTAATGGAACGTAATTCAAGCCATAGCCTTTCTGATTAATTATCTCTTACCACTCTGCTGCTGCAGTTGTGGTTGGATTGCTGAATCCTAGATAGAATGATTCTTGTTCAGCATAAGGAAGGTCACGAACAACCTTTTCTAAGTTAAACGCTTCGTTTGATCCCCAGTTAAATGGTTCTGAATCTTGCTTGCCTGGAAGTAGCACATAGTTTGTTTCTGTGCCTTTGCCGTTACGTTTTAATTTCCAAATCATATTGCTGATACTTTGGGAATCTGCTGCAAATTCACGAATTGTGCTAAATGTAGCAGTCTTACTTACTCCCATGCTCCATACAGCAACCTTTGGCTGTTCAGTTCCATTGTCAACTAATACGTTGCAATAGAAGCGTAAACGTGCTCTCCATCCACTCTTTGGTTCTTTACGAAACATTTCACAACCAAAGCATCTGCCTTGACTATCTGCTGTGCAGGCTGCTTTTCTTTTATAATCTTCTGGGTTTGTGTGTTCGCTAATTACGATTGCAACTCCACGCTTTTCATCATAGTTTGGTGAGTCTGCATCTAGTTCACTTACGAATCTAATTTGTACACTTTCTCCGTCATCTAGTTTGAGCCAGTTGACTTTTGCACCACTGTTTTCTACTTTTGCCTTATCAAGTACTGCTTCGATGTTTTTTAATCCTTTGATTACTGACATTTGTTTTCTCCTTAATATTTGCTCTGTAAATGAGCCTGTTCTATTGTAGCATTGTGACTACTATATTGTCAAATCCCTTTATAAAGTTTTTCAAATCTTGCTTTGAAAGATCTGAAACGTCCTTAACCTTTGTCGGTAGGTTTGCAATAATACATTTTCCTGGTCCAAGATCGGTCATTAATTTGTTTGACATATTCTTGCCAGCCTCATCATTATCTCCTAAAGCAATTACCTGATTAAAATATTGCTTTAAAAGTTTTCTTTGTTCTTTTGATATAGTTGCTCCTAGGGTGGCAACAGCATGCCCACCTGCTTGCTCTATCATGATTGCATCAAAAGATGATTCTACTACAAATATCTTATCTACTCGTTTATTACGCCAAAGATTAAACAAAGTTTTACTCTTCGGTAGATCTGTAGAATTCTTAAATCTTTTTCCTTCTATTGATCTACCCACAAATCCTAGGTAGTATCCGTCTGGAGAGTGAACTGGTATTGTAACCATGTCCTGTGTCGTTGAATACCCTAATCTATACTTATCTATACTATCTCTAGTTATACCTCTATCATCAAAATACTTTAGGGCTCTGAGGTTTCCAGATACATTGTTGTATAATTTTTCTATTAACTCTTCGTCAAATTGTTTTAATTCATTTTTCTTTTCTAATGTGCTAGACAATCTTTCTAATAAGTTTCTATCATCTTTATTAGAATCTATAACTCTTATTGCTTCAAAGTATGACTTCTTAGATATTTGCATTATTACTTCTTCTAAAGTTTTAGATTCTTGACATGAGAAACACCAGAATAATCCTGTTTCTTTTGATACTTCGCCTGCTGGAGATCTGTAATTATTATGAAATGGACAAAAGATCATTAGATCATTGTCTAACTCGTATTGAATATCTACGCCAGATGCTATGAGACTTCGCTTGACTTGTTCTTCTGAGTAGTATGTGATTGTATTGGTTTGTTTTTGTCTACCCCTAGTATCCACTTTGCTCTCTCTTTTCCAACATACACTCCGTATACTGATAACTGAAACTCAAATGTCTTACCATTATACCCAACTGTAAAGTCTGGGTCAATATCGTATCTTGGGACATATCCATGATTTCTCATCACGGACACAACCATAAATACATATTGGTCTTTAAGTCTTACGATATGTGAATCATCGTATATTTCGCCTTCTAGACCAAACCTTTTAATAGGCTTGTGGCTATACATACGATAATTATATATCTAAATTATGATTTATCCTCAAAGTCTTTATACAAAAATCTTCCAGAGTCGAAGTCAACATCTATCATAAAGTCTCCACAAAAACCATGTCTATTTTTTCTAAACGCACATTCTAGAATAGTTGATCCCTGTGCACGACCAAGTGCTAGAACCCAATCAGCATCGTAGGCTAATTGTTTAGACCATGCGACTTGACCTAGTGTTGGAACGCTTTGCATATCTGTAGCATCATCTGGTGTTGCAGAAGCAATAGCAACTATAGGAACTTGTTCTGATATTGCCAAAACTTTTAATTCTCTTGAAATACTTTTAATCTTTACTACTTCATTATCGCTAGGAATGTTTGATTGCATTAATTGAATATAATCTACAAATACAATGTCTGGTGCATATTGATCTATCTTTCCTCTTAATACAGAAGTAGATAATTCTCCTACCCCATCATTTGAAACAATGTGCAGAGGTGGCATATTATCCAAATGCTGATGTCCCCAAAGATTAAAAGACTCTTCATCTATTTCTCCAGAACTTAATTTTCTATGTGAAAAGAATCCTTGACCGATAATTGTATAAATACGATTTCTAACTTCTGTTTCGGTCATTTCAAGAGATATAACTAGCGGCTTTCTTCCATTCTTCCATGCTTGAGCAGCCATAAAGAGTGCGAGCCAAGACTTACCAATAGCAGGATAAGCAAGAAGAATGCCAAACTGGCCAGGAGTAATACCTGCTGGAAGATAGTTATCAAACCCCGCAAGACCTGTCTTAATACCATAATTACCCTTTGCATTTAACTCCTTAATATGTTTAAAATGTGCTAGTGCGTCTTCAATATCTGTTGCATCAATATCTCTAATATTTGCAGTTATTTTTTTTAACTCAGATGTTTTTGATATTAAAGTGTTTAGTGCTTCAGTTGGTTGATTGTTTTGCAACTGATTGGCACTAGACATAAGAACATTGCTTAGACTGTCGTGTAAATATGACGTCCTTAATTCTTCAAGATGATACTTTGTATTGCCAACCTCACCGACTGGAGTTAGGTCTTTAAATTTTTCAGTTACTAAACTAATTGTTGGAACAACAGAATTTTGCTCAGAATAATCTCTTATAAAATTCCAAACATCTTTATGTGTTCTAAATAGTTGATCTGGATTGGCTTGCAGTAGAACATGAATCTGCTTATCTTTTAATACAGCCGCAAGTACCTTGGCTTCTAATTCTGCAGACACTATTTTCCTAACCAATCTTTTGCTTGATTTCTAAGCAACTCTCTTATTCTATCATCTTCTTTTTTCATTTGCATAGCCTTATAAAATGAATCAGAACGCTTTACAAAATGTTCCCAGTTTGGAGAATCATATATTTTGAAATAATATTCAACAAGTTCTTTAGACTCTTCCACTCCATATGACTCATACAACTCTTTGACAAAAAACTTAGCCTTGCCCTTGTTATACTTTTGATCGTATACACTTTTTTCTTTTAGTCTTTTGTCAAATAGTTTAAATATCTCATCAATATCCCATACTGGCTTTTCTGACAAAATATCTTTTAATTCTTTTTTAGGCTTTGGCACTACTCTAGTTCTTTCTTAGCCTCATCTACTTTTGCAATAACTTGTTCTTCAACAAATTTATATACACGATCCATTGCTGAATCCAAAGTTTCTTCTTGACGAATAAAATCTGTGCATCCAATATCTACTCTTAAACTTTGAAAGTTACCTAGATTTAATGTGTACCCCAATGTTACAGATACTTTTGTTTGATCTGACATAATCACCACGTTTCCTCTTGCCATACAGGGATGAACCGCCCATCCTCTGTCTTTGTATATAACATAATACCACTTCCCAACAAAGAACGCAAGTCCTTCTCGGAAAGAAGATTTTTACTTGGAGTGACCCTACCATCTCTTCTTGGTCTTCCAATATGTATGTGAGACATTGCCTCTCTTATTTTAAATAAATCATCTTCTGAATAGTAAGACATAACCTGCCAGGCTCTTACACCACCCTTAGACAATCCAACTGGGGCTGGGATTGTTTTACTATTTATTAATCTACCAAACTGATTTCTAGATCTTTTAAATATTTTCATAGTTGTTGAAATAGAATAAGCCTTTTTTCTATGCTTTTTAAAATCAGAGTAAAGCATTGTTTGCTCTTTATCGTGAATATAATTATATAAACTACAAATATTACTTGCCTTATTTTTATGAATTAATCTTACTGGTTCGTTGCTTATAAAAAATATAGTAGTACTAGGCTTTATAACGGATTGCCGAGAATTCTCGCTCTTCTCGTTTCCAGGCTCATTATCCATCTTACTCTTTCACCAAATTTTTGTGGGTTATGATACATCTCTCTTTTGCCACATCTCAAACAGTAAAGTTCAAGATGATCGTGATTTAAAAATACTCTATCTACTAACATCTTAGCAGAACACTTGCTGCATGTCAATGCTTCTTTTATATTCATAGTGAAAAATTATACCAGATTCTAGGCTATTCCGATTGCCATAATATTTATAAGTAAACTTATTGGACCTGGCGTTCCAAATCTTATCTTGCCTTTTACGGTGTCGTTTGAAACCAATGTCAAAACTAAACTTACGTTGTCTCCTGCAGTTGACGATGTAGCACCTGCTGGATTTAAAACTGTTGCTGTAACCAGTGGCGGGGTCGTAAAGCCTTGTAGTGTTGCTTCAAAGTCTCTAGATTCACCAGAAATTACGTTTGGATAAGTCATTGAAACTGAGTTAGCGTAAAAGATCACCCTGTTGTTAGTTGTGCCTACTCCGTTGATTCTAGATATGTTTGTGCTTGTGTTGGTAGTAGCCTTTTGTAATTCATAAATTTGATTAGCCATTTCGTATATGTAGTTTACGTCTAGTGGCTGTCCACGTTCAGGTAATGATATTAGTCCCATAATCTCTCCATTATATCACTTATAAGGTTATTGTGCCTGTATCAAACAATTTAAATAAATTAGAAGTTGTTGGTGGGGTTGGGTAACTAGGAAGTTGTACCCATACCCTAAGGGTTGTTGCTTCAGTTGGAATATTTATATTTATACCACTATTTACTGTTCTTGTAAAATAAGAAAGAGGTGCACCATCATATGAAATAAAAACATCATATTCTTTATATTGAGAGTTTGGTAGCCATGAGAGTGCTGCTGTTTGACCTATTTTTTGATATTGATATACTACTGATGCCGAAGATTGTTGGTTTGGACTATCCATAACAAATATTGGAGACCACTCAGATATCTCATTACGATCTTGGGTAGTTATTCTAAATCTTACCCTATGCTTACCATCTATATTTGGATATGGAAGTTTTGACAATGGGATAAAGAATTTTTTATTTGATAAATTCTTTTGAGCCATTACACAACACTAATTCCAAATCTATACTCAGCGTAATTATTTGTATTTTCTAATTTTACAATTGGCTCTGCATCTGTATTTTTTACAACATTGTATCCAATTAGTGAGTAAAGGGGGTTAGCACTTGTTAAATTATCAAATCTTATACCGTCCATAGCAAGATAATAGTCTGAACTGACACTATCAGAAACCAGTGTTGACAAGTATATTCTAACAAGATTTACGTTTGCCCATGAAAAATTGTCATCCTTGTTAAACTCTGATAGTTTTTTATTTACTAACTGATATCTATTACCGCCCATAGATGCTCCAGATATAGATATGTTAGCAGTTGCCTTTGGTGGCTCAACATTTGACCCTGTTAGGTTGTTTATAAATTGAACTACCATCCTAACGTCTGGATCTGTTGTATTATTGTAGGTTTTACTAATTACAGAAAATGCTATCTTGATTTCATCGTCTGGAAGGTTTTGTCCAAAATTAAATAGTAGGTTGCTATTTTCTAAAAACTTTGCATTATTGGCTATTGCAAAAGATGAATTTATACTTGCTGAATTTCCATGTATTAAAAGAGATCTGTTTAAAAATCTTGGAGCCTCGTATCTATCAGCCCTATCTGTGTTTGCAAATATGTTCATGTCTGAGTTTATAAATAAAGCATCTGGTGTGGAAGCATCTATGCTTGCACTATTGTTTAATGAGTCTATAGGAACATTTGAATATTGAACAGCGGAAGCATTAACTCCATCTGAGTATACCCAAGGCTCTGTAGGTGTAAAGGTTATCATAAGTTTGCTATCATATTGGCCAGCAACACTATTTCCTTCTGATGGGAATATCCCAAGTTCTGTTATTAGGTATCTCTGATCTGTTGGCATCTCTGCTTTAAAAACTAACTTTTCTACGTTTCCTTCTTTAATAAATCCTCTAGATATAATTGGCACACGGAACATTTCAAAATCCAAAGATTGTTTTGTTGGGGATATACTTGCTGATGCTGAATTAAGTAATGGCTCAGGTCCGCAACCTGCTGCTATATAAGAAGCAAAAGATGGGGCTTGACCCAATATATACTTTGCTACGATTTGTCTGCCTTGATTAGTAATCATTATCTCACCTCTTCAATTGTACCAGAGGTGTCTATTTCTACCTCTATGATTTCGTCTGTATCCATATTGTCTAGTTCTATAACTAGGGATCCACCATCTCCTATTGTGCTATCAAAATGAACATAGTTTGGTATTTCATTTTCAAACAAATAGTCAATAGATGGTAATTTGTCTTGAAGTCTAATAGAAAATCCATTATCAATTGTAACATCTGGTCTTTGTTTTGATATCAAGTATGAAGGATCTAGTTTAGTTTTTAATTCAGATATGTTGGATATTACATCGTATACCCCATTAAGTCCATCTATAGTATCGTTTCTTGTAAACTTAACTAATTCTGTTGCTCCTATTTGTTCAAATAATACTGCAGTAATTAATGCTTGATCTGCACCATCTCTTTGTAATGCAATAATTGCATCTCTATCTGGAATCTTTACTGATGTTACTGTAGGACTATATCCTTGATAATCTCCTCCTCCACCACTGCTTGGAATTATCAACTCATCTAATGGAACTTTTGCTTCATTAGTATTGGCCCCTGCTCCCTTGCCACTGCCTTTACCTTTGCCCTTACCTTTATTTTTATTTTTTTCATTTTCTTTTTTCATTTGTTGTGCTCTTTGCATCATTTGTGCTTTATTAGATAATGCTTTTGGCCCAATAGGACTTGAATATTGTTGAACTCCCTTGTTTTTGCCAGGTAATGTTGATGGCTTAATACCTGAAGGAATAGTTTGTGATGTTTTTGTTGTAGGTTTAGAACCTCCACCACTTGATCTTGGTTTAGCCATTATGCTTCCACCACCCTAATAACTTGAGAAGGACCGTTTTCATTTCTCGCATACTGCATTTCTGAAACAACAAACTGCTTTGTAGTGTCAAGAAACTTATCTCCTGTTGGCATCTCATAATCTATTGTAACAATATCTCCGAGTTGTAGATGGGGCATTGCAAAAACTTCTAGTTGAATATTTTTTCTTGGCTTTATTGTTTTTGAAGTTATCCAACCCATCAAAGAGTTTGCCAAATCTTGATCTTGAATGTATGCTGATTCCAGGGTAAACTCTCTTTTGCCATATTTTGATCTACTTCCAAGTATACTATCGTATATCTTTTCTTGTCTTTCTGGATTTGTAATAACATTATTTATAATTAATGGGTCAGCAAAGTTTGTTCTTTCTTTATAGTAGTCATCGACTGTAAGAGTATGTGTAGTATTTTGTGTAAATGATAGACCTACTATTCTTAAAAATGTTCCAGATGTTTCATCAAGAACGATTGTTTTATCAGTAGAGTTAAATACTAAGAATTCTGCTCCGTATGACCCAGCGTAAAATCCAGACGTAGTGTATGTCTTTTCGTTATTAAATGTTGGAGATAGCATAGCGTAAAATGCTGGAAATGCTTTATCATATTTAATATTAAAGTAAGCACACTCTCTCATGATAGTTCCAAATTCATCGTAGTAAATATCATACTTAGGAGAGGTTTGACCACTAATTCCTGATAGATAAGATCCTTTTATAAATCCAGATAGTGCATACTTGTTTAATGCTTCTGAAGAAACAATTTCATTTTCAGAAAAAGTTGCTGCAATATCTTTTACAATAGGTACATTTTTTTGTTTACTCATCAAATTTTCTAAAGCATATATGTTTTCAAACATGCATTTTGAAGAACCTCTTACAAAAAGTGCAGTGTTGTTATACTTAGGTAGTGGATCAGTATCATCTACTATTGCAATATTAGTTCCGTTTAAGTATAGATAAAATCTTCTAGAGTTTCCGATGTCTTCATGCTCTATAGATAGATCATAAACTGTTGGATTATCTGTGCTCATAAGTCTATCTTGTCCAACAAATCTTCCTTCATCAACTAATATCTTTGATAAGCCACCCCAAAGTTTTTGAGGAAGTTCTATTGTTTGTCCACCTTTGGTTGCTGGAACTACCTTGTAGAATAAAATATTATGAAGAACTGAACTTTCTTCTCCTGTTTCTGAATCTTTTAAATTAAAGTTTTGTAGGTTGTCAGATGTTAATGAGCATATTTCAAAGTAGTATCCGTAGTTAGTATTACTATTAATCATAACTCCAATACCTCCAGATCCACCGCTTAGGCTTGCCACCTGCTCAGAACTTTGAGATTGAACTGAATAATACTCTGTTGCGTTTGTTGGAGTTTGAGTTCTAGAACTTGTTTCATATTTACCAATTATTCTCATCCTTGTTCCAAAGTGTTTGTAATCGGAGTCTAATTCTTTTTTAACATAACTTACAAAGTTCTTAGCATCAATTCCAGTTGGTATAGGGTTTGGACCAGTAAATATTAAAGCAGATGACTGAACTGTTCCAGATACAGTTGTTTGAAGTTTTCTTCTTATATCTTCTGTTGGAAGACTCTCTCTATTGAAGTTTACTAGTACACCGTTTCTAGTTGATTGTTGTGCAACTGAAGCAGTTACTGGGTTTATACTTACACTTGCACTTGTAGATGGATCTACTGTTAATTTAGTTGGTAAAGTAATATTTTTAGTAGGAGTGGTTGTAAACAAATAACTAGAGTCCATGTTAATGCCACGAACATTTGTGTTGTCTGACCAGTATGAATTTAGCCCAGCCTCGTGCTCTACAGCCTCTGTTCCAAACTGAGCACGGCCATGTGACTTTACTGGTCCATTCTTAAATCTAACTTCTGTATTATTTGTATTTATAGTTATCTCTTCATAGAATGGTTCTGCGTATATTCTTAAAAGTCCAGTAGGATACATTTTTCCATTGAATGGAAGATTGGCAAAATATTTTTGATACTCTTGATTACTTGATATCCATTGTTTTGTAGATCCAGATATAGCATATTCTACTGCATCATATTTAATGATTTCACTATTTGCATATAGATACCCTTGAAATCTTGGTAGCCAATATACGTTTTCTCCTATGTCGATAATATTATTTATGATTGAGTTATTAACAACATATGGAACACTGGCTGTAAGCGATGTGTTTAAACCAGCAGCACCTAATGCATATGATGTATTTTTAGCACTTTCATTGATTGTTTTAGTTGCAGTGTCTCCAGCAACTTCCCACAAAAGAACTGGCTGATATCTATAAGTCCTATCTTCATCAACATATTGTGCTTGCTGTAAAGAAGATGGTGCCCTTTGAACATACCTTGTTGTATAGTTAATTGTTCCAGAGTTTAGTACAACTGTTTCTCCGTCTTGAATGTCTACAATATTTGATAGGTTTTCGTTAGTATTTTGTCCATACAAAACTATATCTGTTGATCTTGTATTTGCTTCTGGTAAAAGATATTCTTTTGACATTACAACAAAATTATTATATTCGTCAAAAAACATTGCTGTTTGAGTTGCGATTGCTAGTCTTTGAAGTGTTTCTGCAACACTAACATCTGGCTCAACAAAGAAGTATGGTATTACTGGATCGTTTGAATTAGTTATACCTTTAAAAACATAATTGCTAAATCCTATGTTATCTAAAAGAACTGCTACTGCATATGTCAATGTTATGTTTTGTAAAAATATACTTGGAGTCTTTTGTGTTTCAAGCCTAAAGAAGGCATCTCTTAAGGATATGCTAAGTTCTGCAAATTCATTTGTTATTGATGGAAAGTTTTCTCCATAAAATGTTTTAATAGGTATAAATTTATCATAACCATTTACATTTAAAGTTATGTCATAGAAGTCAAACTTAACATTTGGTTTTAATAAATTATAAATTAAACTTCCTTTGTTATTCTCAAATACATTTTGTTCTGCAAAAGCAAAGTCATGATTCATTAAATCTATAGTTCCATTTGAAGCAAGTAGGCCACCAACAGGAAGTGCCTTGTCATTGCTAATTGACTTATTAAAATTAAATCCTGAAATATAATCAGTAAGATCTGCTTTTAATCTAGGACTTAATTCAATTAAATCAAAAGTTGTATTAGGACCATTCATTGTTTCAACAACTACCCTAAGTCCTTTTATCATTGCAAGATCTCTAAAAACAATGCTTGTTCCATTTGTGTAGTATTCTGGGTCAGTTAGTGATCTCACTACTCCAAGCCTCTTTGTATCGTCAGTTTCTAATAACTGAAACTTATAGTCAACATTATATGTTTCCCATTCTGAATCTTCGCTGTCCCAAATTTTTAATAATCCAGGGTTGTTTTCATCTGAGTCGACAATGTACGCCTCCCCATTTAATCCAGAAGAAGGTATGTTTTCTAATTGTATATAGTCTACAAAATTAAAAGAACTTTTAAATTTTTGAGGAACAACTACTCCGTAGTATAATTCGACATATCCGTCCCATCCAACTATGTTAGAACCATCTGACTTTGTAGAATTTTCATCAAAATTAATTGCGTTTACCCAGTTGTTTATTTCATTAAGATATTGAATAGACCATCTTTTAGGAATACTAGACTTGCTTCTATCTCCAAGATAATCATTAACTACCCCGCCATCTCCGTTTCTAAATGAGGACAAGGCTGTTTCTGCTAAGTTTGTTTGTAGTTTAACAACAATTCTATTTGTAGGAACTGTATTTTTATAAACTATAAAAGGAGATACATCATCTATTGAATATCCTATGTTAGTAGAATCTATAGATTTAGATATTCCTCTTTCTACCCCAGCCTCTTTTCTATATGAGCACCAGTATTTAAATGAGTCATCTCTAGATGCCATGTAGTATCTTGGTCTACGTGCTGATCTAATGTTGTCAATATACTTACCAGACTGTAAAAACAAAACTTTATTAATTCCAGATCTTGGTCTAAATTGATCAAAGCATTGCTTTAGGTCAAAGTACAAGTCTCTATTTTTTTCAGGTGTAGAAAATGTTTGTATTTGATTTTGATTGTTTATATATGCTTGTGACTGTGCATAAGATTTGGTGGCATCTGTGTAAAAATCTTCTAAATCAAAAGAATCATAAACTGTAGTTAATAATGAATAAGGAGATGATTGATCATTCTTTCTATATCTATAATTACCATATCTCTCTATAGTCTCGTAGTCATTAAGATTCCATTCGGCTGTTACAAAGCCTTCTGTTTTAATAGTATTATTTTTATATAAATGTTCTTTTAAATCTAAATCGGCAAACATTATACTTCCTCAAGAGATAAGTTTATATTCCAAAAATCAAAATTAGTTCCGCCTCTTTTTATCACATTGAAATCAAATGAAGAAAAATATACATGAACTACATCATTGTATTTTCTAAGATTGTCATATTGACTAGAGGTAAATTTGTCATATCTATCATATGATAAAAACATATAAAATGGTCCAGGGTGATCTTCATACCATTTTACTATTTCTACACCCCCTGCACCACCGTCAGAAGTATATTTGGTTAAGGTAGAATTAGCAATTCCTAAATCACTATAGTCTGGATCACCACTGTGTGATCTAGATGGAAGCATGTCCCAATTAACTGAGTAAGTATTTTTATCTGCAATATGATATGAACGCATAGTTCCATTAATCATTCTTTTTCTATTTTCAATTCTTGTTGGAGTTACACTAATTTCTCCTCTATTGTCGTCTGACAAAATTATAAAATCTTCAAACTCATTTCCATTTGGAACAAGAAGTCCATCATCTAATGCACCATAATCATTTGCAAATGCGATTGCCTGAGGTCTGTTATATTTCCATCTGTTTTGAATATATGATTTAGTTGCCATTAAACTCTACTTCCCCTAATTGATCTGCCATTAACCATTTTAATCTTAGACATTACTGCTGTTGCTATGTCATCTGGAGATGCATTTGTGTCAGCAACATTTACATTAACACTATAATTATTATACACTGGGGCATTAACTGTAGACACTGAACCTTCAGTTATTGGAACTTCTGTTGCTCCAGTTAAAGAACTCATTTGAGGAAATACATCGCTGTTAAGTGCTTTTAATAATGGCATATTTGCTTGAGCAACTGATTTACGAACAACGAACTCTCCAGGGGTTAGTAGTGCTGGAACCTTGTCTGACAATCCAGTTCCTGGTACTTCCATTCCATTTGCTGCTCTAATGAATCCACCAAATGATCTACCCTTTGGCTTTTTTTGGCTTGCTTTTAAATTTGTTCCAACTACTTGACCAGCACCTCTAGTCTTTGCTATCCATAGATTGTTATATCCTAAGATGGCTTTATTAATTCCATCAAGTTCTGTCTTCCATCTATTATATTCAGCATCTTCTATTTGTTGTGTAAGAGCAAGTCTATCTGTTTCCAATTGATTGATTTGCTGTTTAAATGGTAGAGTTTCTTGTTCTCTTTGATAAATTACATCTTCTAATTGTAGGATTGCTTGATCTCTTTGATAAATTCGTTCACGAATTTCGTCAATTTGAATCTCAAGTTGTTGTCTAGTTAATAACTGTCCGTTTACCTCTGCAGTAAGAGACGCTAATTCTGCTTCTTTTTGATTTTCTAATGCAGATTTTGTATCTTCTAGTTGTGCTGCCGCATAGTTTGAAGACATTTGTGCTGCTGCACTTGCTGCTGCACCAAAGTCTCCACCAGTCAGAGCACTTGCTAATGATATTCTTCCTTGTTGTTGTTGAGCAATTCTATCGTTTGCTTGTGCAACTTTGTCTAAGGCATCAAATCTTGCTTGATAAATACTATTTACAGTTTCTTCTTTTTTAGAAATATCATTAAGTGCTCTATCTCTTAAATCAATCTGTCTTTCATCTAGTTCATTTTGTCTTGAAAGATTGTCTATTCTATTTTCTTCTACTTCATTTAACTTTAACTTCTTATCAATCTCTCTTTGTATTAATGAAATTTGACGATCTTTAATTTTAACAGCATCATTTAAATTCTTAATATTTTGTTCTTCTGTGCTCATTAAAACAAAAGAAAGAACTTTGGAAGTGTCTTGTTGTTGTTTAAGTAATTTAATTGCTTCTTTTCTTTGAGAATTTGACATCTCAAGCAAGTCTCCTTGATTTAGCAAGGCAATGTTTTGTGGCTTAAGGCCAGATGAAAGTAGTCCTTGAACTGCAGAAGAATATTTCTTTGTTTCTTCTGCCTCTCTTTTAATTCTTGCAAATGACGATTCTTTACCTTCTAAGTCAACTGGGGGAGCATTTCCATCTCCAACTGTAACACTTGCACTTGCACCACTTGCTTGTTTTGCAAAGTAACTTGAGTATTGAGGAGTGCTTATTTTAAATTTATTTTTAAATTCATTTGCTGCATCGGCTAATCCTTGGCTGTTCATAAAGTTATATATTTGATTTATTAAATCATCACTTAGTGATCCAGTAGCCATTTGATTAAAATATTCTGCAGCCTTTACAACATCGTTTTCTGCTACCTGCATAACTGCATCAGAAATCTGATTTTTAACATTGTCCCCAAGACCAGCCATTGAACCTTCAGCAAGTTTTCTTTGATTATTAAAAAAGGCTTTTACCTGTTCTGCTTGTTTTGCAGTTGTTGTTCCAGCAGTTCCTCTTGAAGGAGTAAAGTTATATAATTCATTTAAGTCTTCTCTTGCAATTCCAGTTATTTCTGTAAATGAGTTTACTGCATTGGCATTGTTTTCTATCATTCCATCAGTTAATTCTTTCATTTTATTTGAATATTCTTCATAAGTTATTTCTTGATTTTCAAATTCAAATGTAACAGAAGCAATGCTTTCTGAAATAATTGAATTAGCATTTTCTAATTTTTTCTGAACTGTGTTTATAGCATTTGTAGTTACTGCAGCATCTTCGTCAGAAAATAATCTATTTAAAAATCCACTATCTTTAAATTGTTGTTCTGCTTCTTTAATTATGTCTTGTGTATTAAATTTAGGTGTTATTTCAGCAACAATGCTCAACATATTAGAATCTACAAGTTCTCCATTTGGACCTATTAATTTTGCAATACTTGCCGTTGCTTCTATAGCAAGATTTTGATCTTCAAGGGCAAGGCCAACATCGCTAGCGATTGCTTTTGCCTGATCAGCGGTAATTACACCAGACACAACCCCAGACACCAATTGATTTCTTAATCCTTCTACGGCGTCTCCACCAGTTTTTTGAATTAACTTTATTTTTTCTATTAAGTCTTTTCCAGGATCTGACTGTGTATATTGAGTAGCAAATTGTTGTGCTTCTTGAGAAATACCCCCGCCTGCTCTTGCTATTCTGGATTGTGATAATTTTTCAGTTGCTGTTTGAGTTCCAAATACGGATGCTAAGCCTTTTATAGTATTGGCTGATCCATACATTGCGTCAGTTAATTTTGCACCAGCATTTTCAAATTCTTTTCTTTGTTTCATATAGGCTATTCCAAGAGCAGCCGCTCCTGCAACAAGTCCGCCAAATCCAAATCCAGCGAGTCCTATTCTTGCAATAACTGGTGATATCTTTGACAAAACTTTTGATGTCATACTAAACTGCTCAGCAAGTTTAACTGGTGTACCAACCATTCTTTTCATTGCATATTGAACTAATCCGCTAACGGCTGTAGTTCCAATAAGTGATGCGGCAAGTCCACCCATTGTGCCTGCTAATTTATTTCCTGCATCCATTAAGGGCATGAATAATGCCATCTGAGCACCCATTCCTGCAACTGAAGGTAATGCACCTTTTATCATTCCACCCTTTGATGGTGAAGGTGCAAACGCTGCTTGACTACTTCCTGTATATGGAGATGATGGTCCGCTTGGAACTTTTATTCCAAAATCAGTAAATTTAATATTTGGAACTCCACCAGGTGTTCCATCGTTTGCATATAACACTCCACCCTTAACCATTCCACCCTTATTTAATCTTTGTCCATTATTAATAGCATTTAACAAAGGCATATTTGCTTGTGCTGATTTTTTATTAATTACAAATTCTCCAGGTGTAAGCATTGCTGGAACTGTATCTTTACCTGTGCTTGCTAATCCACCCTTATTAAGTTTTATTCGTTTTTTTAAATTTCTTGCTGCTTCATAAAAAACTGCTTGTGCTTTTGCACTTTTTGATATTTTTAGTTGTGCTTCTCTTGCCCTAGTGCCATTACCATCATCTGCATATTGTAGATATTTAGAAATTTCATTATCTGGCACTCCCATTAATTTTAACAACTGTTCATAGTTAGCAAGTTTTGGTTGCTTTCCACCAACTGCACTAGTTACAGGAGTTCCTCCTAATGCTTTTACCCTTTTTGCAATATCCTCTGTATCACCTAATCTAAGAATATTTTCTGTATTTAATAAATCATCAAATTCTTTTAGTAAAGGTATTGATGAGTTTCTAAGTGGTTCATATGCTTTTGTAACAATAGGTTCAAAAATTTCATCGGTTATCATTAAGTTTGGATTTTTATCTAACTCTGTAGTTAAATTTTTTATAATTTTATCAACAATATTGTCATATTCTTTATCAAATACTGCACCAATTTGTGCTGGTTGTAGGGTAGATAAGAACCTACTTAACTGAGCACTCTGTGTAGCAAATACTTTATTACCATTTAATTTAATATGATCACTTAGGTCAGATGCTCTTACGCCATAGTTTCCTGGTTTAAGTGCTTGATTCATATGATCAGGCAAGTCCATAACTCTATTCTTTAAGTATTTTACTGGAGTTCCTGCTTTGAATCCCATTTTTCCATCAAATACATCTTCTTCAAGTATGCCTTTTCTTGCAGCGGTTGTATGTGATGCATGCAACACTCCGCCTTTCTTTCTTATATCAAAACCTTGTTTTTTAGCATCTTTAAAATTTGATTCAAAAATACTATAGATTTCTTTTGATCCTATTCTTCCACTCTTCTTTTTACTTGCCTTTTCTAATAGTTCATCAACAAATTTTTTACCTTTTTTAGGATCTTCTCTATCTATGTAATCAATTGCCTCTTTAAATACCTTATAAGACTTTCTATCTTCTATTGCTTGAAATCCTCTAGCATTTGTAGACCATCTTTCTGGATCGTCCATTATTGCTTTTATTGCTTTCATTAATTCATCATCTGATGGTGGATATCCATATGCATTTCTAGAATTTTTAACTACCCCGCCAGCGTTATATCCGTTATTGATTGCCTTAAGTAGTCCCATGTTTTCTTTGGTTGATTGTTTATTAACTACAAATTCTCCTCCAGTAAGCATTGCTGGAACGGTATCGGTATTACCAGATCCTGGAACTATACCACCTGTAGATCTTTTAATAACATTCTTTGCTAGTCCTGCTGCACCAGCACCTCTTGCAAACATTGTTGGGTTTAACAGTGCTGCTTCTTTTTGTGCTGCAGCCTGCCTTAATAGAGCATTTGTATAAGCATCAATTGCTACTCTTGATGAGTTCTGTGTTGCAGCCTGTTCTAATATTGCACGATTAGCAATCTCTGTTGCAGTTCCTAATTGCCTTGCTGCATTTGCTGCATCTATTTCTGAAAGACTTAAATATTTAGAAGACTGAGTTAGTGTTTGAAATGCTGCTAGTAAACCACTACTTTTCCAAGTTGCTCCAAATACTACTATTCCCTGACTCATCTTTGCCAATGTTCCAACTAAGTTCATAAACAAACCAAACATCATAGTTGCTGCTGGAACAATTAATCCAGTTATGACTGTTGCTATTGCACCAAAACTTTTAACATTGTCTGGAAGACCATTAAACCAATCTGCTATCTTGGTTAACATATTAACTACTGGAATTGCCATCTTTACAAAAAGTTCACCGATAGGGGCTATCGCAAGTTTAAATCTTTCTATAGATGCTGTTAATTGAACCCCAAAAGAGTCTTCTATTGTTTTTAACTCTTTATCTGCTGTTGATGCTAGTTCTGATGCTGAGAAAGCCATTGTGTCCATAACTTGGCTTGCCTGAGATCCTTGTCTTACTATATTGTCAAATAATGGAGCCATTCTTGCATATTGAAACTTTCCAAATACTGTTTCTAATGCTTGTTGCTTAGAAAATTCATCTAGTGTTTGTAGGGCTCTAGAAAAATCCATAACGGTTCCCATTAGGTCACCTTTATTTTGCTGAACAATATAGTCTAGATTTACCCCAAACTTTCCTAGGAATTCTGTTGCTGATTTGGTAGGGTTAATTAAAGATGCAAGACCTGATTTTAATGCGTTAGCACCTTGTTCTGCAGTAACTCCACCTTCTTGCATTGCTGCTAAAAATACTGTTAAATCTTTTACGTCTCCACCAAGACCTTGTACTACTGGTGCAACTCTAGGAATTGCGGCTGCAATATCTTGTAGACTTACTACTGTTTGGTTTTCAACCATATTCAAGAAATTAATTGTGTCTGACAAATCTTGTCCACTTAACTTAAATGCACTTTGAAGTGCTATTGTAGTTTCTAGTGCTGAATTTTGATCCATCTGGCCAAGTGTTGCTAGTCTTGTAGATTCCCTTACTGCATCAGTCAATTCTCCATTTTGTCTACCTGCTGCAGCGGCCTGAGCAGCAAGTGCCACTGTGTCTTTAACCGCTATTCCATATTTAGTATATTCTGCTGCTAAACCTTTTACTGCCTCTAGGTTTGCATTTAATTCTGCTGGAGTTGTAAATAGATCTCCGTAAACTTTTTTAAAGGATACAACTTGCTTTTCAAGATCCATAAATACTCTACCTGCTGTTGTTCCAAATATTGTAAGAGGGACTGTGAAACCTACCATAAGTTGACGACCAGCCCATTGAACATTCTTACCAAAATTAATAAGTTGAGTTGTTCCTTGTTTAAACATGGAACCTAAAATTTGCATTCTTTGACTTGCTATAGATATTTCAGATGAAAAGGCAGTTAATGGTCTTATAGCAAGAACTTCTTGCATACCCTTGGCTGCTTTACCAGTTGCGATAAACTGGGTTTGCATTGTTCTTGCACGTTCTGATGCCAATGCAAAGACCTCTGCGGCCATTGCACCACGCTTATTGAATGCTGCACTAAAGAATTGACCTAATGTAGCCTGACCCTTTTTAAGTGTGGAATCTAAGGCTGCAGCAGATGTTTGAATCTTAGTCAGTTCTGCTTTGAAGTATCCAGTTCGATTTATAACTTGTGCTAAATTGTCAGCCCATAACTTGGAAGCCTGACCTTGAACTGCTTGTGATTTATTAAGAGTTAAATTAAATGCATTGATTTGTTGTTGAAGTGCTCTTAATTCAGAAGAGAATTGACCAGTGTTGAGTTCAACATCTATAACAGTTTTAATGACCTCGGCCACTAGTCAATCACCTCGTAATCTAGGCCTTCGCCTATTCCAAATCCCGCTCTTTTAGCGGCAGCACCACTTAGAGAAACTATGTCGTTTGGATTTGAAGTATTTCCACCACTGAATGCTTTTGCTTTTATTCTTTCCCAAGCATCCTGGCCATCCTTACTATCTTTGTCTATATCTACACCTTGCATTGCTGCAAAGAATTTTTTATTCTCATAATCTTCTTTGCTCTTTGCTTTTAGTATTTCAACTAACTCTGGCATTGATATTGACTCCTCCAATTCCTCGTAATTCTTCCAAAAACCAAGAAGAAAGACTTTGGATTCTAACTCAACTAGATCTAGTTCTCCCCATTTAGAGCCGCCGCTAGTAGGTTTGGGTCGTTCAACTTAATACCTGCAGCAACCTCTATGATCTTGTAAACAGTTGGTAAATCTACAATATCTTCTAATTTTTCTTTTGTTGCCAAATCTGGGCTGTATTGTTTCATTGCGATAACTGCACAATCCAGTAGAAGATCCATAGATTTGATATTATCTCCTGCTATTTTTTCATCAGAAATTTTTTGAAACTCTTTCATGAAATCTCTTAAAACTTTAATTTTAAGTGGTTTCATCTCTACTTTTGTTCCGTCTTGTAATTCAATTTCTACAATTTCATAAACACTTGTAGCCATCTAATAAGCCTCCTTAAGACTCTATTAAAAATTATAGCACAAAACCCACCCTTCGAAATTGAAGAGTGGGCTCAGTGTTTATGATTTTACAGTGTGCGATCTACGATTCTACCGTATGATCCATTAGATGCTGAAAGTAAACGGAAAGTTACTTCGAACATTGAAGGTGTGTCACGCTTTGCTGAAACTGTAACATTTTCGATTGAAAGTGCACGGTTTGCAATGTAAACACGTTCCTTAGTGACTTGTGGGTCACCAGTTCCTGGACCTACTGCAGCAAGGGCACGTTCTACAGGAACGTCACCGATGTCACCAGATTTTAGTTCTAGTGTGTCGGCTGATCCTGAAGTTGTCAAGTCAGAGTCCTTAGCAGCAATTGCTGTTACTAAGTTGTCAAGTGTTGCTTCAGCAAATGCTGTTACAAGACTTACTGACATGCCTTGTTTGTATAG